AAGATACACACTATATAATTTCAACCGACAGCGATTTTGTACAGTTAATTGCACCAAATGTCAATCAATATCAGGGGGTAGCAGGTGAACTTATCACTCTAGAGGGATACTTCAAAGAAAATGGCAAGCCAGTTATTGATAAAAAAACTAAACAGCCTAAACTGTTAGAAGATCCTGAGTACTTACTGTTTAAGAAAATTATCCGCGGTGACGCAGGCGACAATGTATTCACTGCATATCCCCGTGCCCCTGAGAAAGGTAGTAAGAATCGTGTCGGCATTCGTGAGGCATTTGAGGATCGTAATGCGCAGGGCTTCCGATGGAACACGTTCATGCTACAACGCTGGCTTGACCATAATAATCAAGAACAAGTAGTGCGTGATTGCTATAACAGGAATCGGATGTTGATCGACTTAACAGCACAACCCGATGATATTAAACAACTGGTTGATGAATCAATTCGCATAGGTGTTCGCACTACTACAACACCACAAGTGGGCGTTCATTTTATGAAATTCTGCGGCAAGTATGAACTTACAAAACTTTCAGAAAATGCTGAAACATTCGCACGTTGGTTGAATGAACCATATAAGGGTAATTTGTTAGCACAATGAGCGAGAAAACAATTTTTTATAAGAAAGTAGGTCGTAGATACGTACCAGTGTATGAGTACGACCAAACACTTATGGATGCGTTTCCTGAAGGGGCACATCTTGTAATATGCTATCCCGGTGGGCAAAGCACACGTTACAATGTAAACCCTGCATATGCACCAATGATTGCGGCTGGCCGTGTAGCAGAAGATGCAATTAGTTCGGCATTAATGAAGGCTAGTGATTTGCGCCCTACTAACAAACAAAAAGAATTAACACCTGAACAACTACGTTGTTGGAAAGCATTGAGTAAAGCATTTGGTGTAGAGAACCATGCACTACAATGGCCTAGCGCACGTGAGGCATGTGAAGAAGCAGTCAAAGCAATGTCTGTGGAAGCAGAGAAACTATTAACTGTTCCAGCAGTTAGAAAAGCCTATGAACATTTCTTGTTTGTAGCAGAATTAACAAAGGATAATAAAGATGAATCTAGTAGCTAAACCTATTATTAAAGGTGAATATTGGGTAGTCACAGACGGTGACAAAAAAGTAGGTAATGTAATTCAAGAGGGTAGTGATTATCAAGTAATCATGGATAATACTGTTGAAAAGTACAGTAGTACCAAAGCCATTGAAAAATCAAAACAAATTGAGTTTGAAAAGGTAGGGAAACAAGAAAAGCAATCAGCACCTCCGTTTGCTATCTATCCTACTAGTGGTAATCGGATTTACAATAGTTTTTATGATGTGAAACGAAAACTGCATATTTTTACTAAAACTCCCAAGAGTAAGTGTTACTATGTTGCAGGGTGGTTCGGAATCAAACAAAATGAAGAATTTGTAAAGATTTTCTGTCCAAAGTACATTTTTGTGCAACGATATGACTATACAGGTCCTTTTAAGACAGAGGATGAGGTTTTGTTAGCATAAATATACAATGAGTCAAATTAAAAAATTTATAGATAAAGTGGCTAGTGCAGAGGCACGCCAATCCCGTGAATTATTGATTCCAATCACTGATGCTAAAGAAATGCGTGACGAAATTATGGTATTACTTTTAGACCAAAGAGGACAGACTAATAATAAAACTGAGGATGTTACTATCGTAATGACTGGTGGCAAATGGTAAACAATGAGCAGAACACAACCTAAAGTAATACTAGAAATAGTTGATAAAGAAACATACAAATGTGATCAAATTGTAGAGGCAGCAGGAATATGGGCTGTGTTCTATGATAACCAACCTATCAACTTAAAAAGTCAACATTACTTAGATAGTGAAGCCGTTCCAAAATATAAAAAAACAAGTTTTAGTAATCCCGGTCATGCAAGAAATCTATGCCGCAAACTGAATATACAATTCAAAACTGATAAATTTACTGTGGTGTTTATGAACAACGGCACACGTGTTTATCCAGATGAATAAAATCAGATACAAAGAACAACTAACTAAAACTGTAATAGACCAGTTATCTGATACTACTTGGTCATATGAAGAAGCAATAAAGAAATGGTGGTTTAATCCTCGTGGTGGATTAAGACTCACTCAAGTTGGTGATTTGGAATTACGGTTTGCCAAAATTGAACACTATAACCACGACTTTGAAGCATCCAAAAAATATAGTTGGTATGCCTTCATTCTGGACTTAGACAAAAAAATCAAATGTCCCTACTACATTGATGTAAATAAAAGTGATAAAGGTAATAAACCTTTTATCAGGTTATATGACAGTAGAATATCTATGTTACTTAATTTGTACGGTGATCTAGATAGTTACTTACATTCAATAAAGGTAAAAAAATGACAGAAGAAAAGAAAAGCAAGAACCCGTTTATTAACATGGCTAACGAAGCCAAAAAGAATAACACTGAACTTCATCCGGGCTTAGGTAAGGCTCCAAAGAAACAAGGACCTAAACCTAATTCAAAAGGATTTGGGGGAAGTAGTGTGGTAAGACGTACTGGTCGTGGCGGTTGATGTAAACTTTTATACAGGCTACCGCGTTATATATATATGTAGACAAAACTACGAATTCATTAACTTCAAAGGAAAACAAAATGAAACTAATCGCAACTCTAATCGCTACCCTAGTTACAGTATCTGCATTTGCCGCAGAGCCAGCAAAAGCACCAGCTGCCCCAGCAGCCGCAACTGCTCCGGCTACACCGGCAGCACCTGCTGGCGAAATGAAATTAGCTAAGAAGAAGGCTGACAAGGAGGCTGAAAAGAAAGCTAATCCCAAAAGCGAACCAGCTAAGGATCAAAAAGCCGAAGCTCCTAAGAAGTAATCCAATAAGATACTCATTAATCAAACAAGGGGCTGATCCAAGTCTATTAGAGTTTGATGATGAGGCTCTTTGTACTAGATATCGTAAAGTTAAAATTGTTGAAGAAGATGTAGACGATACATTATCCGAGTACGCAGAAAATAGATTACTAATTGCTAGAGTACTTGCTCTAAAAAAGTATAGAGAAATACATGATAGAGTAGGATAGGCATAAATATTAATGCAGTTATGGGTTCTGCATAAAAACCCAATTTTAAACACACACATAGGAGATAAAAATGTTTAACACTTTCAATTACGCCGCTATTGACGCGGTCCAAGAAGCCAAAAAGCAATTCGTAACAAATTTTGTACAACACGAAGGAATTGCCAAAGCAATGAACACATTCGTTGATTCCCAAGCAGATTACACAAAGCGTTATGCTGATGCAACAATGGCTTTTGCTACATCATTGGGTTTAATTTTTACAAGCAAACAGTTCTTTGACGAAGTTGCCAAAACTGTAAAGTTCCCAACAGCAGCCAAAAAAGCTGCCAGTAAGAAAGCAGAATAATCATGTTTGCAAAATTAATAGATAGCATCCTAGAGGCTATACAGGCTATTAAGAAATATAGATCAGGACCTGGTTTAAAGGGTCGATAAACCCAAACTAGATTGACTGGTATTCTTAACAGTTATATAATTCACAGACAAACACAGGAGACAATATGTCAGATTACACACCAAAAATGCCTGAAGTCAAATTCAGCAAAAACGGCTATGAGATTCGTAGTGATGTCCTCGGAATGGCTAAAGATTTCGTAGAAAAAGAATACAGCATGAAATTTGCTGGATGGGAATTAACTGCAATAAAGGATCCTAAAACAGGTGAATTAGTTAGCAAAGTTGAAATGCCAGTCTTTCCTGGTCTAGAACAAATCCTAGAAACTGCGGAAAAAATGTATGGTTTTGTAAATCAAACTACTACAACTAAAAAGTAATACTTAGTATTACATTTAGCCCCGGAAACGGGGCTTTTCCACGGCTTGACAATAAATCGGTTTGGGCATATAATACATGTATTGATTGATTAAAGGAGCTTGTATGAGTAACGTAGATTTTGACATTCGTGTAGCAGTCGGCAAAGATATGCAACAAAAACGTGAAATCCGTAT